TTGTTCTTTCCCCAAGAGCTAGAGAAGTTCTTCCATTGTCCATCGAAGTAAAGAGACGTAGGGACTTTAAAACTATGTATCAGTACTTAAGTCAAGCTGTACAAGATGGTAAATATGAACCCGTAGTTTTTCTTAGAGGTGACCGTCAAGAATGGTTGGCGCTATGTAAGGCAGACTACTTTATGGAGTTACTAAGATGTCAAAAATGAAAATCTATTGGGCAGAAGGTGAAGTGTTAGACTTTGGAGATTACTTTGGTCTTGAGGGAAACTATGATGACGGTGGAGAGTATGTCAGGGGTTATATCTGTCACCCCGAAGAAGAAGCTCTCCACGTAGTACAGAAGCACTTCAAGACTTCTATAGAGACACTGGAGATCTAAATGTCCTACATCTATTCCCGACACAAGACTGTAGTAGTTTTCTCCTGTGCTCACGCAGACCCTTCTGTAAGTAATGAAAGGTTTCTTTGGTTAGGCAACCTCATCCATGACATTAACCCGACTTATGTTGTAGACCTTGGGGATGGCGCTGACATGAAGTCTCTTAACAGCTTTGACACTCGTAGTCCTCAAGCTGTTGTCTCTCAGAACTACGAGAAAGACATTGAGTGCTACAACGATGCTATGGAGAAGTTGCGCCATATGCCTAACCAAAGGAAGTACAAGAGGTCAAGCTGGATAGGGTTTGAAGGTAATCATGAGAATAGGATTAAGAGGGCTATACAGACTGATCCACGGCTCGAAGGGGATAAATACGGAATCTCCTTCAAGCACTTGCAGACAGACCACTGGTTCAATGACTACCATGAATATTCTAACTCAGCCCCCACCCTCGCTCACTATGATGGTATACTCTACGGTCATTATGTTTCTTCTGGTAACTATGGTTCTGCTATGTCAACTAAGCATCATGGCTATTCTCTTACTGAAAAGCTGGCCTGTTCTGCTACTGTCGGTCATAGTCATAAATTCTCTTATTACCATAAAGCTGACGCTAGTCCTTATCCGATCAATGGTCTTGTGGCTGGCTGCTTCAAAGGTAAAGAGGAGAGCTGGGCAGGTCAAGCTAACCGAGAGTGGAGATCTGGTGCGGTGGTCAAAAGATATGTAGACAACGGTAACTATGATCTTCAGTGGATATCTCTGTCTGCTCTTAGAAAAGAGTATGCAGATGAATGATAAAGATAGATCTTATGACGAAGTATTAGACTTGTTAGAGACCTACGGTATTGATAGAATACTAGAGGACAGTCAAACAGATATGCCTAGTGTTCTTATAGTTTTAGATGAATTAGGTTTCGTAGAATTGGAGATGTATGAAGATGATAACTCAGGATGATATTGATAGTGTAGCTACCGATCTTACAGGCACAGACATGGACTTGTATCAACAGAAAGCTAAAAGCTTTGCTATCTATGATAAAAGCTTCAAGTTAGTTTACCCTGCATTAGGTTTAGCTAGTGAAGCTGGAGAGGTAGCTGACAAAGTTAAGAAGTGGATGAGAGATGGTCGCATGAACAAGCTTGAGATTGCTAAGGAGATTGGAGATACTCTGTGGTATGCATCCTTAGCTGCTGATGACTTAGGTTACACTCTATCAGAGATAGCTTTGTTGAATTTAGAGAAGTTAGACAAGCGTAAGAAATCGGGAAAGATAAAAGGATCAGGTGACAACAGATGAGAAATAACTATTTACCAACAGACTATCAGGCTTTCATTGCTAAGTCTCGGTACGCAAAGTACTTCGATGGAAAAGGTCGGGAAGACTGGAGCGAAACTGTTTCTAGGTATATGACTAATGTAGTACGTCCGAAGGTGGGTGCTGAGTATAATACATCTCAACTAGAGCAAGCTATCTTAGGTTTAGAGGTTATGCCTTCTATGAGAGCTATGATGACTGCAGGTCCAGCTTTGGCTAGAGATAATACTGCTGGATATAACTGCAGCTACTTGCCTGTAGATGATCCTAAAGCGTTTGATGAGGCTATGTTTATTTTGCTTTGTGGTACAGGTGTAGGCTTCAGTGTCGAGAGGCAGTTTGTACAAAAACTACCAGAGATTCCTGAGTTGTTTGAAAGTGAAACAACCATTGTTGTCAAGGACAGTAAAGAAGGTTGGGCTAAAGCTTTCCGTCAAGTATTGGCCCTCTTATGGGCGGGTGAGATCCCTCAGTGGGATATAGGTTTAGTACGTCCCGCAGGTTCAAGACTTAAGACCTTTGGCGGTCGAGCTAGTGGTCCTGCACCTTTAGTAGAGCTGTTTAATTTTACTATACAGACTTTCAAGAACGCTCAAGGTCGTAAGCTGTCCTCTATTGAGTGCCATGACCTTATGTGTTTCATTGGTCAGATTGTTGTAGTAGGTGGTGTACGCCGTAGTGCTATGATCTCTCTGTCTAACTTAAGTGATGATCGTATGCGTTACGCTAAGTCTGGACAATGGTTTGAAACTGCAGCCCATCGTGCGTTGGCTAACAACAGTGTGAGCTACACAGAGAAGCCCGATATGGAAACCTTCATGCGGGAATGGCAAGCCTTAGTAGAAAGTAAGTCAGGGGAACGTGGTGTATTCAATCGTCAAGCAAGTAAAGTACAAGCTGCAAAAAATGGCAGACGTGATCCTAACTATGAGTTCGGTACTAATCCGTGTAGTGAGATCATTTTGCGTCCAAATCAGTTCTGCAATCTTACGGAGTGTGTTGTACGTGCTACAGACACTTTGGAAGATCTTGAGCATAAAGTCCGTCTGGCAACTATACTGGGAACTATCCAATCAACCTACACCAAGTTTCCGTATTTGCGAAAGGTGTGGACTACCAACACCGAAGAAGAGCGACTGCTCGGTGTGTCACTCACAGGCATAATGGATAACGCTTTAATGACCTGTAGGAACGAAGGCTTGGAGAAGACCCTTGAGCACTTACGCACCGTGGCTGTTAATACTAATGCTGAATGGGCTGACCGTCTTGGTATACCTCGTTCTACTGCGATTACATGCGTTAAACCTTCGGGAACGGTATCACAACTGGTGGATAGTGCCTCTGGCATACATGCTCGCCACAGTCCCTATTATATCCGCACTGTGCGTGGTGACAATAAAGATCCATTGACACAGTTTATGAAGGACAAAGGGATACCTAATGAACCTGAAGAGTATAGGCCAGATCAGACAACAGTGTTTAGTTTCCCTTTTAAATCACCTGAAGGAGCTGTTACGAGAAACGATATGAGCGCCATAGAACAGCTAGATACTTGGTTGATATATCAAAGGTCATGGTGTGAGCATAAGCCTAGCGTAACGATATCAGTACGTGACCATGAGTGGCTGGAAGTAGGTGCCTTTGTCTATAAGCACTTTGATGAAATGTCAGGTGTTTCCTTCTTACCACACATAGATCATAGTTATATACAAGCACCTTATCAAGATTGTTCAGAACGAGAGTATATAGAACTTTCACAAAATATGCCAAAGGCTATTGACTGGTCTGAGTTATCGGAGTATGAACAAGAGGACAACACCGCAGGTATGCAAACAATGGCTTGTAGTGGTGATGTTTGTGAGATAGTAGATTTAACTTAGGAGACTACGATGGAAAATCAGTTACCGCTTCAACTTTCACTGCACTTAAGTGACATGGGTGTAATACAAAAAGACTTCACAGATACGCCTGTAGAAGATGAGATCTATGAAGTCGATATGTCTTACAAAGGTGTAGAGCTTGACGAGTATGGGGAGCCACCGTTTTAATGGCTAAATGGGATTTATCAAAGTTGGGTACTTCTCAAGAGGTGGACTACGTTAACAGTCCGCCTCACTACAATAGTACCATAGAATGTATAGACGCTATGGAAGCTATGACTGAGGGGGCAGCTGTAAACACTCACGCTGCCTATTGTTGGCAATCTGCTTTTAAGTATCTTTGGAGATGGCCTTATAAGAAGAAGCCTGTAGAAGATATTAGGAAGTGTATCTGGTATCTCGAAAGGCTTATAGATATATTGGAGAATCCAGATGTGGACAGCAATAATATTGACGTGCCATTTAGACACTACAACTTGTAAGAGCGTATCACCTTCTGTTTTATACACTTCAGAGGATATATGTCTAAAGTCCTTAGCTCTAGGTATACAGACCCTAGAGGGAAATAGGTGGGTAGTTAAAGACTACCTCTGTCATCAATGGGGTCAGTCCTCATAAAAGAAGGCCCCAAGGAGAGATCCAAGGGGCCTTTAGTTTGTCTACAGTTTTTATTTATGGTTAGGGCAAGAGCGGTCCCAACAGAAGCAAGAGGAGAAACCTCTGGGGGGTAGGTCTAGTATCGACTTAGACTTCTTAGACTTCTTCTGTCGTCTTCTTAAGTGTCGTTTAAGTGTGTATTTACTAGGAGATGCTCTAGCTATTGTTTTATACAAACTGTCTCTCTTATTTACCGAAGAATTTAGATACTGATCTGATTCCTATGGATGCTGATACAATACCACCAAGGGAATACTGATACCATGTTGGCATAGTCTCAAGTGCTGCAAACCCAGCTTGCACTATAGCATTACCCCAATCACCACAAAAGGCTAGTATCAGGGGAATACTGAAGAGTAGAGTTATCCACTCGTCTTTCCAACTATTCTGTGTAGCTTGGATTGCAGCTAAATCCCAGTCTATCTCACCTGTAAGCTGTTTCTTCTTTATCTCAGCCTCAGTTAGTTTAATCTGGGTCTTACTGTCGATTACACTTGTTGCTAGACCAGCTACACTACTTAAGATTTGTCCTATCATTTTTCATTACCTAGCCAAACGGCAAAGGCTCCTGTTAAAGCTCCTGTGACGGTTGCAGTCAGTGCAGTGGCTTGGGATGTCATTGCCTCTGGGGGTAGCGACATAAACCACTCTATTACTCTGATGTACATACCAGTCATAACTAACATCATTAGTCGTGGTAGTAGTTTCCAAGCTAGTATACGTTCCATTGCAACTGTCATATTAAACCTCTATGTTTAAAGTAGTAGACTCTGATTTTAAGCTGTGGGTTTCTGCACCAAACCTATCGTACCCTTTAGCTAAATCTAGTCTTTGTTCTCTAAGAGACTCTAGGTGTTTGTGATTAGCTCTGTGTTCTTTTTCAACTCTCTGCTCTACCAAGTGGTTATTAATACTCTCACGAACCCTAGATTGATGATGTATATCACTTGCTATGTTGAAAGGCATTGAGCCAATACCTTGTAACCCGTCAGACATTTATAACATTCCCTTTGATGACATTATTGCAAGAGTGACTATGCCTGTGATTATAGATAGCACTATTAAAGTACCTCCAATAACAACCACCTTCTCTACCATCTCTTGCTTACGGAGCCTATCAGCAGCTTCTTTTTCTTTACGTTCTCTACGTGTTCTAGCTCTGATTTCCTGTAACTCACCCCAAGCGGAGTAACCCCTAGTAGATATCACAATGGCTCTGAGTTCTTCTTCAGCATCCTTAGCCTTCTGTAGTTTCACGAAAGTCTCCATACTGTTCTCATCATCACCTGAGAAGAGACTATTCTTCTTTTTATTGTGGTTGTTCCTTAGTTCATCGACACCATCAAAGAACTCACCAATTTGTTTAGTGACTGAGACAAGCTCTTTACCTGCACTAACAGCAGTCTTTACCGCAGCTAAAGCTATAAAAGGGTCTACCATAACAATCCTTACTTATCATTAGCCATCTTTTCTACTGTTTGTCGGATTGATTTAATGTTTTCGTCTATACGGGCCATAGATACTGCTTGTCTTTGTGTTGCATCTTCTACAACAGCTAGTCTAGATTGCATACGCATGATTTCTTCAGCATTACGTTCAATGTCTGACATCATCATAGATACAGTCCAAACTATAGCTGCTGCTTGAGCTATAAGACCGAAGATAAGAGTTATAGGCACACTTCTGGATAGGTGCCAATTATCTTCTTCTATACTCATGCTGGGTAGACTTTACGATCAAGTTCAAAGTGAGGGGCATCATAGAAGCTCTTCCAGTCACCTCCCCACACGATGGAAATGTCAAGCTCTTCTGCTGCATCCTTCATGGCTTCAGCCATAGTTTCAAACCTATCCAAGTCTTCCCAATCTACAGGCCAAGGAACCATGTCTACAGCATGACCTGTGATGTGTCTTGAGTTAAGTGTAGTTGACTTACCCTCTTTGAGTAACTGTCTTTGACGTTCAATATTTCTGATACCTTCGATGACTGTGAAGTCTACCTCAGTAATCTCTATTGCCTTGCTTACTACAGCTTGCATATCAGGGTGAACACCTGACAAGTTTTGTAAGCTACGTGTTCCTAGTTTATATGCCATTAGGTATTCTCCTGTGCTGCTAAGTGTGCAGCATAGGCTGCTTTT